ATTCACTGATGAATATGTACATGCCGGAAAGATGTATGATGTTCATTATTTTGAAGGTGAAACAGTAGTAGAGGAATATTTAGATGAGGAATCTTAAATTAGTTGACGCAGTAATCGCACTGCATGAGATTCGTAGAACAGTAGAAGAAGAATGCGGTAAGTGTAGACTAAGCATAGAGATTGAACGCATCGCAGATCAGTTACATCAAATGTCTATTCAAGATGCCAAGAACGTTGTAGTTGTTAAAGACATTATCAACAAGGCAAAAGAATGATATTCAACCATGTTAAAAAACTTAAACAAGAAGGCAAGCGTATTGGAATCACGTTTAGCACATTTGACTTGCTACATGCGGGACATATTGCTATGCTTAGTGAGGCAAGAAACCACTGTGACTACCTCATATGCGGTCTTCAAACAGACCCCACTATCGATAGGCCAGAGACTAAGAATAAACCGATACAAAGTATTGTCGAACGTCAGATACAACTGGCGGCTTGCCGTTATGTTGATGAAGTTGTTGTGTACAGTACCGAACAAGACTTGGTTGACCTCTTACTTATTCTCCCGGTCGATGTTAGAATTCTCGGCGTCGAATATGCTGACAAAAATTTCACCGGCAAAAGTGAGTGCGACCTCAGAGGGATCGACATTGTATACAACGGTAGAGATCACTCCTTTAGTTCCAGTAGCTTACGTAAACGTGTCTATGATAGTGAGTCCAACAAAAGAGGACAACAATGAGTAATTTTTACGATTCATTCATGAGTAAATTCGGTGTCAAACATGTCAGGACATTGCGAGACCGTGATTACCGAACGATCAATTACGGTACTTATAATCAAACTGCTAGTTACTATGCTGACCGTGACGAACTAATTGAAATGGAACTCACACGCACTGGTTTTGAAAATTTAGTAAATCTAGACCACGAGACTGAAAAGGTATGGCAAGACCAGCGTGATGAAGCATACTTGCGTAGAACATACCCTGCAGTAGCAGAAGCGTATAGTAAATATAAAATGCTTTTGGAACTATATAAGTAAAATTTGGTAAATAGATATAGCGGTCTCGGCGTCATCCCGCTTGAAAAATTCTGCCGCCTATGCTACAATTAACATAGGAGAAAATATGCATAATCCAATTACATACAAATATACAAGTACTAAAGAGTACCATGACGCATTCCCATGCGCTTATCGTCAGTGGCGTGCTGACAGTCATTGTAATACTATTCACGGTTATAGTTTCAGTATGAAATTCTATTTCGGTACAAACGATTTAGACGTTCGTAACTGGGCAGCCGATTACGGTGGGTTGAAAGAACTGAAAAAGATTCTTGAGGATCAGTTTGACCACACATTGTTAGTAGCACAAGATGACCCTGAACTTGAAACATTCAAACTGTTACAAGAAAAGAAGATGGCTAAACTAACTATTTTGCCTCGCTTAGGTTGCGAAAGTCTTGCTGATATGCTTTACAAATATGTCAATGGTGTTTACATCCCTGATATGTGGGGTGAAGGTGAAGCAAAGCGTCTATGGTGCTATCGTGTTGAAGTACGTGAGACACAGAGCAACATGGCTTTCCGTGAAGGTCACCGAGAATGGAATGAGGACTTGTTTACATGAACAAACTAACATATGATGAATGGCTTGAAAAATGCGGTGGGAAGTTGAAAGATAATCAATTTCAGACCGCGCAAGAAATGATATCCGATTTTCAGAAATTTCACAGACTATCTTTACAAGACGAAATTGATATGATAAATCAATCAGAATATCAGTTATATCTACAGCGAGTTGATGCAGGAGTTGAAGAATGACAAAAACTGTAGCAGTCATCGGTGCCGGTATTACCGGTATCACTACAGCATATTACCTTGCTAAAAAAGGTTATAGTGTAACTGTCTACGAACAAGAACCACATGCGGCAATGCGTACTAGCTTTGCCAATGGTGGACAAATATCAGTTAGTAACAGTGAAGTCTGGACTACATGGAGTAACGTCAAGAAGGGCATCAAGTGGCTCTTTAAGAAAGATGCTCCGTTGTTGATTCGTCCTCGTTTAGATTATCGTCAATGGAAGTGGATCGCAAAGTTTCTATACAATACTGCTACAAATCAGTATGAAAAGAACACTAGCGAAACAATTAAGATGGGTCTAGAATCTAGTAAGTTGTACAAAGAAATTATGTACACAGAAAAACTAAGTTTTGACCAATCACCTTCAGGTATTCTTCACTTCTACAAAGATAAACAATACTTTGAAGCCGCAAAACAAGCACAATACATCTATCGTAAGAACGGTTGTGAGTGGGATATAGTTGACACACAACGAGTTAAGGAGTTAGATAGTACACTAGAAAATGTTGAGGGTATCGTAGGTGGTGCGTGGACATTGGGTGATTGGACTGGTGACATTCATAAGTTTTGTATAGACCTTGAGCGTGTGTTGAAGAAGAAATACGGAGTAACTTTTATTTACAATTCAGTAACTACTAAAGATACAATGCTACAATTAGTCAATTTGTATGATGCTGTAGTTGTATGTGCAGGTGTAGGTAGTGTTGACATTGCTAACAGTGTAGGTGATACGTTAGACATTTACCCAGTCAAAGGTTACAGTATTACTATCAATAACGTAGATAAGAAACATTTGCCTGTCGTTAGTTTGTTAGATGACCAAGCAAAGATTGTTACTGCAAGTTTAGGTAATCGTTTCCGTGTTGCAGGTACTGCTGAACTAGCAGGTGAGAACTATGATATCCGTCATGATAGAGTCAAGCCATTGCTAGATTGGGTAAGAACTAATTTCCCTAATATGGATACTAGTGATTACAGTAGTTGGGCATGTCTCAGGCCAATGACTCCGAACATGATGCCTATTACCAAACGTAGTGACAAGAATGATAAAGTGTACTATAATACAGGACATGGTCACTTAGGTTGGACATTAGGTCCAGTAACAGCAAAACAAATTGCGGAAATGATATGAGTCAAATAAAAATTTCAGAATTATTCTATTCAATTCAAGGTGAAGGTAAATTCATGGGAGTCCCGAGTGTGTTTTTACGCACGTTCGGGTGTAACTTTGAATGTAATGGCTTTGGGTTGTCTAAAGGTGAAAAGAGTACAGAGAGAGATACAATTGCGATTAAAGCAGAAACTTATACAGATTATAAATCCTTACCGCTTGTCAGCACGGGATGTGATAGTTATGCATCTTGGGACCCTCGTTTCAAACATCTTAGTCCTGTGCTCGATTCCGATACTATTGCTAACAGCATTGTTGATACACTTCCTCGAGGTCGTTGGATGGATGAGCACTTGGTTATCACGGGCGGCGAACCGCTTCTCGGATGGCAAAGAGCGTATCCTGACTTACTTTCGCACGATAAGATGAAATCATTGAAGGAGATGACGTTTGAGACAAACGGCACTCAACATATAAGTGAGGACTTCACTAAGTATCTACGTGAATGGCAACGTAATCGTGCTAAAGATGCGATTACATTCAGTGTAAGTCCTAAACTCAGTATCAGCGGTGAAAAGTGGGAAGATGCTATCTGTCCCGAAGTTATCGCACAATACAAGGTTCATGGTTTCGTATATCTCAAATTTGTTGTAGCAACTAAAGAAGATGTGAAAGAAGCTGAACAAGCAGTAGATGAGTATCGCAAGAAAGGTTTTACTGGTCCTGTATACTTGATGCCATGCGGTGGCGTTGAATCTATCTATAGTTTGAATGCACGTAACGTAGCAATTGAAGCGATGAACCGAGGTTGGCGCTATAGTGATAGACTACAAGTGCCGTTGTTTAAGAATGAATGGGGTACATGATGACACAAGTAGTAATTACACGAACACAATATGAACGACTACGTGAAGTATTTGAAATGTACGACAGCGTAGATCGTATAGTTTGGAAGCAGGAATCAGTAAGTGGGATTGGTCCTAATGTTACTATTGAGTTTGATCCAAAAGAAACAGTCAAATTAGATATCACTGATGTGGAGAGTTGGTAATGGAAGACGGACCTCAAACATATGATCCATTCAAGCATAGATGTATTGGCACTGAATACAAGTTTACTTGGTTACCGCAGACGTGCCACATCACCGGAAAAAAGTTGTGGCTAAAACATGCGTATAGACAAACAGCAATGATTGTGGGCCCTGGAGACTCTATATTTGATTTTCGATGGTACCAAAAGGATGCGTTCTTGATAGCAAGATTAAAAGGTATAGTATGAAATTGTATAGTAAACGAATCGCATTTTTAATCAGTGACCAGCATTTTATTCCGCATGGTGGCATCGGTAGTTTCTGTAAGAGTTTTACAGAAATGTCTAGTAGACTAAACTGGAAAGTTGATATTATACTTGACAAAGCTCCAAACAATGACAGGTTTAAAGATTTAATTGAAGAAGCTGGTGCCAATATCATATGGCCTTTAGAACCACTGCGATACAACAATCACACCGCAACATTTGCGTTTAGTGACACTATCAACTTTGAAAAGATTATCAACTTCCGTACAGCATTGTTGGAAGCATTTGAAGAAAATGTATACGACATGATTGTGTGTAACACACAAGAAGCAATGACAGCGGCATATGCTATGACAGTCAACAAGTATATTCCTGTTGTGTTCTATACACATTTACATTCAATGATTTTCCGCGACAGTCAAGGTAGCGATGTGTTTTTAGACAGTTATCATAACTTCTATAACAAGCACATGGAATTCACTGATATCATCATTGGTACACAGAGTCAAAAGAACATCGATGAATTAACAAAATACGGAGCAACTAATTGTCAGTTGCTTCCCATGCCCATGAGCGAACGCGGGTTGCTCACTGAGAGTGGATTGACTAGTAAAGGCGTATTATTCATCGGCCGCTGGGAAGAAGGCAAGAACCCAGAAGCATACATTCGTGCTATGAAAGAATGCCAGTTGCCCTGTAAAGTAATGACTAATAGTAACGGTGCTAAGAAATTTGAGAAGGCATTTGCTGAGGCAGGTATCACTGACTACGAAATTCGTGCAGGCATTACCGGACAAGAGAAAGTAAATTTCATTCATAGTGCTAGCGTGTTCTTTATGCCCAGCTTGCGTGAGAACTATCCTTTCGCATTCTTAGAATGCTTGGGTCATATGCCTTGCGTAGTTTTAGATTCACAAGATTGGTCAGACAACTTTGATAGCAAGTATTTTCACAAAGTCAATATCAAAGATGCCGGTAACAAAATCAAAGAACTGTATGGGTCAGCGCAAGTCAATGGTGCGTTAGACTATGTAAAACAACTTGACTATCAGGTAGCTTTCAAATGGAATAAGTTCTTAGATGATTTTGTAGGGAAACGTAGTAATACTAATGCCGCTAAGATTAACACATTTGAAACAGTCAAGTATCGTGACTATATTAAAGATTTAGAGCGAAAACATCTAGCACGTGAAGATTTTGAATCTGTGCTATCAAACAAATATAAGTTTACTACTGTTTGGTACACTGATACAGATACCTATCTTAGCAAAGATCCAACTTATAAACCAGTAGAGGAAGAAACAGGATTGAGCCTGTTCGAGGGACTATGAAAAAAATCTTAATTACAGGAAACAGCGGATACATCGGTAGTCATTTGACTAAGATGTTAAAAGATGAATATATTATTCATGGCATGGATATGAATCAACCACAGATTCAACCAGTTACTCATCATTATAATGACATTCGCAAGCCTATTGATATAGCAGAAGAATATGATTGTGTCATTCATTTGGCTGCTTTAGTTAATGTAGGTGAAAGTGAACAGATCCCTATTCAATACTACATTACTAATTTAAATGGTACAATGAATGTATTGAACAAGATCAAGACTAAGAATTTTGTCTTTGCGAGTACAGGTGCCGCAGTAGGTTGTGAAAGTGCTTATGGTATTAGTAAACGTGCCGCCGAAGATGTAGTATGTGAATATTGTACCGCGCACAATCCAAAAGACTATACAATCTTTAGGTTCTACAATGTGATTGGTAGTGATGGATTCGCTCCAACTAATCCCGATGGATTAATGTATAACTTATTGAAAGCTAAAGAATCAGGTGAGTTTACTATCTTTGGTAAAGACTATGATGTAAGTCCTGACGGAACATGTATTCGTGATTATGTTCACGTAAATGAGATTTGTGATGCTTTAAAGCAAGCGATTGAAAAGCCAAGTTACAAGGTAGAATCATTGGGACATGGTGTAGGTTATACTGTTCGTGAGATTGTTAGTATGTTTCAGAACGTAAATGATACAGACTTTGATGTAAAATACGGCCCAAGAAGAAAGGGCGACCTTGCTAGTAGTGTACTAGAAGATGTGTCGCCCTATATGCGTAACTTGTATACGATGGAACAGTTGTTAAAAGTTTAACTTCCCCAACCTGCGAAGAACGGATCACTGATAACAATCTCTCCGTCACTTCCTAACATGAAGTTACCACTGTGTAGGTCTAGATTTCCTAGACCTATTTTTCTAGCTACTTTCTTCAAGTCAGTGATTGTATCCCATAGTTTATTGAAACCATCTTCACCAACTAGTGTCATAAGTTTATTGAAGTTGTCTGTGTTTTGCTGACCCCAACTCCTATTCTCATAGCCCTTCATGAAGTCTTGTTTTTGTTTTGGGCTATTACCGCGCTCTGCTTTATCAGCAAGATGTGATAACACATAATTCATGCCACTAGCACCTTTTGTGAAAGGGAACAATCTTTCCATCTTAATTTGTAGATAAGGTTTTCCCTTATAGTGGAATAGATTCCAGTCACTAAACTGAGGCAAGAAAGGGTTGTCACTATTTGCCTTGCAATAGTCTGCGTATGCTTTGAATGTCTTTTGTGATCTTGTTAATTGAATGCTACCTTGTTTGGCGCGACTACTAGTACCAAAGATTTTCAGTATCATACCATCAGGGGCTAAGTAAGCAGTTTGGTCAACGCCACTGCCTAATTTTTTATAGCCCTTTTGCCTAAGGATGCCATCGATACTTCTATCTGTGTATGCTTCTGATAAAAATTCTTCTGCTCTCATTTTAGTGCTTCAATAATAATGTGCTTAATACGCCATGACTCTTAGCTGTAATGTCCGGCTCACCTGGGGTGATGATAACATTATATTTAACAGGGGTTTCTTTTTTGCCGCCGTCAGTTTTTTGATCCCACTCGTTATAAGACAATATAGAGTTGGCGCTGATACCGTACTCTTTTGCTATTCTTTGTTTTAGTTCAGGTAACTTGTCGGGTATCACTTGCCATTGACCTTCTGCTCCCTTAACTAAGTTCTTCTTCTCATCCTTCACTAATAAGTCATAGAATATATCAGTGGGAACAATTCTACTATTCTTTGTCTGTTCTAAACTTGGATCAGCGGCCTTAACTTTTTTCTCTTGTGAAGTGTGAGCACCTTCACTCCAGTTAATAATAAAGTTGTTTGGCTTAGCACCAACAGCAACATCACCCATCTTTGTGTAAGCGTAGAACTGTACATTAGGATGTGCTTTTGCTAGTTTAAAAGCCATGTCAACATATTCAGGACTGAAGAAATCACCAGCATCGTGCCAGCGAATAGTTACTTTGTAACCACCCTTCTGACCGGCTTTTTCTTCTTTAGTAATTTCTGCGCTTAATTGATTGAAGAAACCTGTTGGATCATTTAATAGATATGTTAGAATACGACCGTCACTTTGCCAAGCATTCTTAAACTGAACTTTACCGCCCTTCATAGCAAAGCAATCGACTTTACATGAACCAGCACCTGGACATGTATTAACAATGATAAGTTTGTTCGTTTGTTCGTCAACAGCAATACCAGTCAATGCGGCGAAACCAATGTTGAAGAACTGTTCTAGTTCTCCATTACTGTGCTTCATCTTTTCGTTTTGCTTCAATAGTGCTTTTGGACGCTGTGATAGAGTTTTCTTAACTAATTCTTCATCGTATGTTTGACCATCAGGACCTAAATATTCAATGACACTTGAACGGTGAATGTATGGCATCTTGTACTTGTCTGTCTTTGTTTTGCCGGACACATACTTTTCAATACCCTTCTTGTCGGTTTTAACATTACCTTGTTTATCTAAATCAGGTGTACCTACAATTCGTTTCATATAGTCTTGAAACTCATCGCCACCAAATTCACGTGACTGTGCCGGCAATGCTGTGGCTTCATCTAAACCAGATAGTTTACGAATTCTTTCTAGATGTTCCTTACTTTCATTAGCTGCATCTTTAAAGTTTTTAGCAGTAGGTGCTCCCTTGCTCCCCGGTTCACGCATCTTTTCACCGGATCCATGCTTAATTCGTTCACGTTTAGCATGTATATTTGCCCATAAACCCTTGCCTTCTTCGGCAACTTGTTCATCTGATTCTTCACCGGGCATATCACCTGCTTTAGCAACGAATTGCTGAGGTGTCATAATTTGGATACCTTGCGGTGCTCCGGGCATTTTTGGCTCTGCGCCTTCGAATAATTCTTTAAAATTCATAGTTTAATCCGTAAATAGTTGACTTTATTGCGTAACTGTGCTACACTATATCTATTATTTATCACTTTGGTCTATCTATGCACTCTTTCAATCTTACTACTAAACGTATCGGTTTTGCTTGTAAATTCGCTGAAATTAACAAGAAAGGCGAGATTTCGTCAGTCGAAGGTCTTAACACCGGCGGCACAACTATGGCATGGGCAAAGCGCAACACCCGCGCCGCAGTAGAAGAAAAAATCATTGATGTTGCTAAGACCAACATCGTAAACACACACAATCTTATTAAGAAGGTGGCAACTCTTCCCGAGCCACAACGCATGTTGCGCATTACTAGTGACATGCTTAGTTTTTATACACACGAAGACTGGCAACCCTTCTGGCAATCTACTAATACTCAGGATTCACTCGCACGTTGGTTCGCTCCTCTAGGTGAGACTGCTAGACAAAACAACGTTCGCTTGTCATTTCACCCTGACCAATTCGTGGTTCTTGCTAGTGACCGCGAAGATGTAGTAAATAAGAGTATCGAGGAATTCGAGTATCATTGTGACATGGCTCGCTGGTTAGGGTACGGTAAGACTTTTCAGGACATGAAGGTCAACGTTCATATCAGTGGTCGTCAAGGTCCCGAAGGTATTCGCAAGGCGTATCAGCGTCTAAGTCCCGAAGCACGTAACACTATCACTATCGAGAACGAAGAAAATGCCTGGGGACTTGACGATTGCCTTACTTTATCTGATTTGCTTCCAATTGTTTTGGACATTCATCATCATTGGTGCAGAGAGGGAGAATACTTGGCAATCACCGACGAGCGTGTTCAGCGGGTTGTTGATTCTTGGCGCCATGTTCGCCCTACTCTACATTATAGTGTGTCACGTGAAGATATCCTTGTTGGTCATTGCGTTAATACTTTACCATGCCGCGACAGCTTGATTGCCCAAAAAATCAACAAGCAAAAGCTACGTGCTCATAGTGACTACTTTTGGAACAACGCAGTTAATGACTGGGCATTGACATACGTAGATAAATTTGATATCATGTGCGAGTCTAAGGGCAAGAATCTTGCTAGCACACCATTATACGAGAAAGCGAAACAAAATGGGATTATTTGATAAATTATTTGGTAAGAAGAAAGAAGCACCACCTGAGGATAGGGGTCTACCTAAAGTAGACACTGCCCCGCCGATTCCTAAGGTAAAGAAACCTCGCAAACCGAAAGAGAAAAAAGTCGAACATACTCTTTCAGCTAAAGAAAAAGCTACTCAAGCAGGTGAACCTTATGTGTCTGTTGTTAAGATTGATTTAGATCCTAATAACATAAACGATGGCTCATTCGAATTGGATTGGAATGACAAGTTTGTTTTAAATCTAATCAAAGCAGGATATAAGCAACGTGAAGATGACACCGATCAACTTATAGTAGAAAGGTGGTTTCAGTATACCTGTCGCAACGTTGCACTAGAACTATACGAACAGCAGGTTGCAGATCCCTCTAATAGAGATTTGCGAAACGTGGTTAGCAAGGATTTAGGTAACGGAAGGACAGAGGTAAGTTAATGTTTAATAATATTCAGTTGAATACACCAGATTTTTATTTTGATGTAGGCTCGATGACGCATCACACTGAGATATATCAAATCTTACGTGATAATCAAATCAGCAAAATGTACGCATACGCAATTATGTATCGCAAGAGTTTTATTGAGTATGAGTTTTTGAAGATAGGTCAAAGTTGTCCCGAACCCGGTGAAGATACTGAAAAGGCAGTAGGGGAACGATTAGGTAGACAGCTAGCATGGTTTGATGGCTGGGACTATCAAAAGCCAAAAAGCGTACACGGTGCTGACTTTTACTTTAACACTGTGTCTGAAATCAAGAACGGTAATTTACCCAGTTACTTGAATGATAAAAAATTCTTATGCGTGGGTGTTTGGAACGTTGACCGTAGAGCACCAAACGTAGCAAACTTTATTCGCAAGGATAGAGATATGACGGAATGGGTAGAGGGTGAATTGGCTAGTCAACATAAAAAACAAAAACAATGCCTACCATTGCTCAACTACAAAGACCCTACTAAAAACTATTCTTACGTCAACTGTAACGTAAATGTTAACCATTTTTCACAGTTATTTGCGGTTCAGCCTTGACAAAAAATCAAAATAGTCGTATAATATACGCATATTACTCAACTATATACAATCCCGCATGAAATACGCACTAATCGACACTGCCAACACTTTCTTTCGAGCACGCCACGTGGCTTCACGTAACAGCGACCCAGAAGAAAAGGCCGCGTTTGCGCTACACTTGACCCTCGCAAGTATTAATCAAGCTGTACGTTTGTACCAAATTGACCACGTTGTCGTGTGCTTAGAAGGTCGTAGCTTCCGGAAGTCACTATACGCTCCTTATAAAAAGAATCGTGTAGTAGATGAAAAATTACAGACTGAGGCTGAGATTGAAGAAAACAGGATGTTCTGGGAGCACTACGAAGCACTAACAACTTTTTTCAGAGAGAAGACCAACGTATCAGTACTACGGCATGAAGAAGCTGAGGCTGATGACATGATCGCCCGATTCATTCACTTACATCCTAATGACCAACACTACATTATTAGTACAGACACCGACTACTACCAACTTTTGTCTGACAACGTTTCACAGTTTAACGGGGTCGAGGGTCACTTAATTACGACCTCGGGTTATTGGAAAGACAACGGCAAGCCTGTTATCGATAAAAAAACTAACGAACAGAAGGTTCTTGCTGGTACTCCCGACTATCTCAAATTCCTAAAATTAATCCGCGGTGATTCGGGTGACAACGTATTCCCTGCTTATCCTGGTGTGCGTGAGAAAGGTTCTAAGAATAAAGTCGGTATCATGGAAGCATACGAAGACCGTGATAAACAGGGCTTTGCGTGGAACACGTTCATGTTGCAGCGCTGGACCGATCATGAGGGTGTGGAACACAGAGTTCGTGATGACTATGAGCGTAATAAGGTTCTAATTGATCTAACCGCACAGCCTCAGGAAATCAAGGATAAGGTCGATCAACGTATTCGTGAGTCAGTTAGGGTAACTACCACCCCTCAAGTTGGTATCCATTTTATGCGTTTCTGTTCAAAATATGCCTTGGAAAAAATATCTCAAAATGTGGATGCTTATTGTAAATGGATTAACGCACCGTATCAAGGGAACGTTAATGAATGATTTAATTGAGAAGCAATTGTACTTGGGTATCGTTGCGGTACTCAAGGATCAGAAGTTATATTACGAATCACAAGTCGGTGGTAAAGGTGCCTACAATCACTTTCAAGATGGTGGCAAAGAAGCATTGCTTTTGTACATTGAAACCATGGCACCATTGATTCTGAAAAACGAGCGTGAGAAACTCGACAAACGTGCCAAACAATTGATGTGGGAAGAATTGAAGAAATGACATTCACTGTACAAGAAAATCGTATCAAAGAGATTAAACGGGACGATCAACACTTTTACATGATTGATGGCATCAAGATGGTACCACGTGCTGGAATTGAAATTTCTAAAAGTTGTCCATATAACTATCAAAAAATTCTAGCCGATTGTATTGACAGAGGCTGGGTAAAACCAGTAGCATACGTAAAGACTAAGGAACTATTCTGGGAAGTACTAGAATCATGAATAAAGTATTTTATGAAAAAGTCGGTAAGCGTTACAAGCCCGTCAGAGAGTACGACAGTACACTGATGGATGCCATGCCTAAGGGTACTCATATCATCATGTGTTACCCGGGCGGTCAATCAACTCGTTATAGCATTGACCCGGCACTTGCGCCCTTGATTGCCGCAGGTCGTGTAGCAGAGGATGCTATATCTAATGCTATACACAAAGCCTCTGAATTGCGTCCAGCAAGAAGCTATAACATTACGCCGGAACAACGTAAATTGTTTGATGCGTTTCTGGCTTCAATGCCAGCTGATGATTACCAGCGTAACATGATGACATACGGATCAATTCGTGACGCCGCAGAAGCAGGGGTCAAGGCTATGATAGATGAAGCAAACAAACTGTTGGAGAACCCAGCAGTGAAAAAAGCCTATGAGCATTTTTTGCTTGTAGCAGAATTAACAAAGGGAGAGACACATGACACTAATAGCTAAGCCGGTAGTAAAAGACCAGTTTTGGATAGTAACTGACGGTGAAAAGAAAGTCGGCAATGTTATTGCTGAGGGCAGTGGTTTTGATGTAAAGATACATGGTAGTATAGCACATTTTAAAAACACTAGTGCTATAAAGCGTCAAGTTCAAATTGAATTTGAACCCGTAGTAAAAAAGACAAAACCAGAGCCAGTATTCACTGAATACCCTACAACTAGCAAAGTATATAACTCAATGTTTGATATTAAACGCAAACTACATTTATATACAAAAACACCAAAGAGTAAATGCTATCATGCCGCAGGGTGGTACGTGATGCGTCAAGGTTCTGATCCTGTCGTAACTTTTTGCCCAAAATATATCTTTATTCAACGATATGAGTATTCAGGCCCGTATAAAACAGAAAACGAAGCAAAAAGCCAGATAAATAAGCTATGATTCATATCAAACGGTTTATTGACAAAGTTACTTCAACTGAAGGCAAGCAAGGAAAAGACGTAGTTATTCCTATACACGAAGCCAGAGGTTTACGTGATGAATTAGCCAAGTTATTAATAGACCGTGTAGAAAAAAACAACATGAAAGAATCTACCCCTGAAGTTATAGAAATTCAAGTGGTAGGTGGGAAATTTAAATGAGCAGAACACAACCAAAAGTATTACTAGAGCTAGTTGATAAGGTAACATACAAATGCGACCAGATCGTAGAAGCCTCTGGGATTTGGGCCGTGTTCTATGACGGTCAACCTATCAATTTAAAATCACAGCATTACTTGGATAATGAAGCTACACCCAAGTACAAAAAGACTAGCTTCAGTAACCCAGGACACGCACGAAACCTGTGTCGCAAACTTAACAACCAATTTAAAACTGATAAGTTCACTGTTGTGTTTATGAATACAGGTAGATGTGTCTACCCAGATGACCAATCCTAAGTCACACAAGTACCTCATTACTGTTGCGGTAGCGAAAGAATTGCCCGACGAACTCAGAGAAGAACGTGAGACAGCCGTTGCCAGTTTAATGTTCAAGTGGTGGCAAACAGGTAGACAAGACGGACTCAGACTCACTGAGTATGGGGATTTAGCATTCAGAATGGCAGAAATTGAATTCTATCAATACGATCTTAAACCACAACCTGCTACTAGCTATCACGCATGGTTAATGGAACTCACTAAAAAAATCAAATGCCCCTATTACATCGGCGTAAATAAAGATGGGAAGAAAAGCAAACCGTTCATACGATTCTACGACAGCAAGATTGCTATGATGGTTAGTTTGTACGGAAACGTCAACGAATATTTAGATTCTATAAAGGTAAAATGATGACTGAGCAAAAGAAAACAAACTTTTTGGATGCGATTAAAGCCGCACAATCTGTTAAGAATAAAGTGCCAGCTGCAAAGGCTAAGCTAATACAGCAAGAAAAGGCACCCAAAGCCAGTAAAGGTTTCGGGTCAAGTGTTATGCGAAAAACTGGGCGCGGTGGATAACTTTTGTCAACGACTTCACTAGCTGAGGCGTTATTATATAGTAGACGCTAAAATCTACTTCATTTTTCAAGGAGAAACCAAATGAAACAATTAGCAATCGCAACATTAGCCGCATTATCTTTAACAGCATTCGCCGCAGAGCCCGCAAAGACTCCTGCTGCACCAGCTACAGCCGCATCTGCTCCAGCACCCGCTAAAGCAGAAGCTCCTAAGACTGAAATGAAGTTGGCTAAGAAGAAGGAAGACAAGGCTGCTCCCAAGCAAGACGCCACTAAAAGCCCTGTCAAGGACGAAAAGGCTGCAGCACCAACTGCTCCAAAAGCCGAAGCAAAACCAGCTAAGTGAAGTAGAGGACAGTGATAACTATGATGTAGTTGAATTAGACTTACATCGTAGTTATTCTAGACCTAAACTAGTTAAAGTTAAGAATCTTTGGGATGATGATGCTGAATTACCAGAACGTATCACAAAGAGATTAGCAGAAATTAGAGTCCAAGCTCTAGCAAAATACAGAGAAACATGGGGCTAAATGCCCCTTTTCTCTTTTATGTACAAATATTTTGCGCTATAATATTAGTGTAAATACTAATAGACAGTTGTAGGATCTGTTAAAAATCTACGTTAAACACACTTACACAGGAGAAAAATATGTTTAATTCATTCGCATTCCAAGCCGTCGACGGCATACAAAACGCTAAGAAACAATTCGTTTCTACATTCGTCCAGCACGAACAATTCGCTAAAGTGCTAAACGGTTTCATTGACGCACAAGCATCATACACAAAAGAAGCAATCACAGCAGGTTCTGTAGCCGCAACTGGCGTACAAGAAATCTTGACTGACCGCACACCCTATGTCAATTTGACAAAGAAAATCGCTGAGTACTTCCCTACTGCGGCTTGCGCTACAGGAAAGAAGGCTAAGTAATCATGTTGTCAATTCTATTGACAATAGGAGCACTAGCTATGGTAGGCATCGTTGGTCCATTATTTGCGATGGCAACCGAATCAACGTATGGTTCTGAGTTAGAAAACTATATCATCAGTAACAATCCTAAGGATACCGGTGATGTAGAACGACTAACTAGAGAATACGATATAGCATCATCTAAGAGGTTCCTATGAAATCAATCAAAGACTTTTTACGTTCTATACTTGAAGCTATTCAGTTAGCAAAAGCACACAGAGCAAGTAAGTACAAAAACGTACTATGATTCACTTACAGCGCACTAGCATTTATAAAATTACTGAGTACAGCAAGCATTTAAAAAACTTGCCGGATGAAGATAAGTATTCACGTTTTGGCTACAAAATAAGTGACCACAATATCGATCAGTTAATTTTATCTATGTGTTATCATTACAAAGACCATGAACTGTGGTATGCGAGAACTGATGACAGGCGCGTTGGATGGGGACATATGGCCAAGAACGAAGATGGTTCTTGGGAACTTGCTGTTAGTGTTGAACATGACTATCAACGTCAAGGTATCGGTGACATGTTAATCAATGAAATGTTAGAGTGGGCTAAGTTCCATCACATTCCTGAAGTTTATATGCACTGTATCGAGGCTAACAAAGTCATTCAACATTTGGCAGTCAAGCATAATTTGAAAACAAAGACTAGAGGAGACGGTGAGCGCACTGCGGCACTTGAAATTCCCGAAGCAAATGTTTTTGAATCCAATGCTCAGTTGTGGAAAGAACACAATGAAATCATGACTGAGTTTGCGAGGTTGCGTAAGCGTTACAAAGAATTGTGGGCTAACGCAGTTATACCAAAACCCTTGAAGTAACAATATAGGTTTGTTACACTTAACACACATTAACACAGGAGACACGATATGTCACAATTTGAAACACCAAAACTACCCGAAGTAAAATTCAACAAGAACGGATATGAAATCCGTGCTGATATCTTAGCAATGGCTAAGGATATGGTCCAGAACGAATACAGCATGAAATTTCATGGCTGGGAAATGTCAGCCGAACGTGACCCAAAGACAAACCAAATCGTATCTACAGTTAAGATGCCCGAGTTCCCGGGTCTAGACAAGATTCTAGAGACTGCTGAAAAGATGTACGGATTTGTTAATCAAGGTACGCCGTCCAAAAAGTAATACTTATTACTACTTTTAGCCCCGGAAACGGGGCTTTCCTACGGCTTGACAATAAATCGTTTTGGGCATATAATACTTGTATTGATTGATTAAAGGAGCAGTTATGTCACAGCGTTTCATCGACTACATGATGGATTTCTATGGTCCCGACAGTGAAATCTATCCTGAGTTGAATTTCAACGAAACCCAAATTGCGATTGCTCTTGGTATCTACAAGATGCGCCTGTCTACTAAGGGTGAAGAATTTTGCGAAGATTCAGTAGACCGCGAAAATGTCCGTGATATCATCCTCGAAGCACGAGAAAAAGTTTTGCCCGAGTTCGCAAAGGCTTGACAATAAATCAGTTTGGGCATATAATACATACATAGACAGTTAAGACAAGGAGTTGAAAATGGGTTTTGAAACAGTTGTTCTCACTAAAGTTTCTGACGTTCTCGGTACCGACAACCAAGCTAGTTTTGCTTATGGTACATTGTTTGTTGAATGCTCCGAGGCAGAGGCTCGCAAAGTGTTTCATCGCCTGAGCAAGGACTACGGTCTCGGTAAAGTTCAAATCTCCAAGTCTGAACGTAGCCCCGAATTCGCATTTGATTTTGTTTGAGGATTGAACATGCCTGGTTTTGTTGACGTTTCGCACATGAGCAACGAAGAAGTCCGACGTATGGGTCATGCTGATGACTATGACGAGGATACTAATCGCCGTAGCTATCGTAACCCTTACGCATATCGCAAACCTACTGCCCCTAAAGAAAATATCTCATTCACTGCGGATGACATGTGGGCGGCTGCTTGGCAAGCGTATGCTATCAACGGCAATCAATACGTCAAGGCGCTACTGCCCGGTGTTCCGGAAGATCAGCCCCAGCCTAACCGTGCAATTGCTGAACGACTATTAGCCAACCCTGAACAAATCACGGAAGAAAGTCGTCAAGTCGGTGGTGTTATGCGCCGATACTTTCAAGGCTTGACTTTCAAACTTATTGAAGGCAAGAAACTTACTCCTTTTCTTCAAAGCGCATTTGACGCCGCAAACAAAGACGAAATCACTAGCAAGTATGACCTTGCTGTGATTGTCAGTTTGCCCGCAACCTACGAAAAGTCTGTAAAGCGTGAAGATATTGACCGCAAGATCAATTGGGCTCAAGGTGGGTATATTGGTATTGTCGGTGTCAAGACTGAGCAACGTATTGAGATTATCAGAAAAATCTGGTCTCAGAAATGGAACACATGGTTCTACAGTGGCATCAACGATCAGGATCAAGTGTTGTTTTTCGCACACATGAAAACTCAACTTGATGTTGGTTCTCATGTTACAATTCAAGGTGTTGTGAAAGCACACCGTGACAACTCTACTCAACTCAACCGTGTAAAGGTAATCGAATGAATACAGTATGGGTATTAGTAGCAATCGTGTTCAACGGTCACTGGACTAACTCTATTATTCCTACACTGGAATTCAAAACACAAGAGAAGTGTCTGGCAGCTATTGAATCTTTCAAGGAAGAAACTGACAACAAACAAGGTAAGGCTTTTATGCGTTGTGTGAGGATTGAAAAATGAAAAACTTTATTGTTGGTACTATTTTTGGTATTGTTATTTCTACTGTAGGCTTCTCGGGCATCGCCCGAATGCTTGATAACGGTATTCAAAAAACCAAAGATATCGCAGTTGAAACTGCCAAGTGAAATTTAAACGTAAACAATTGGAGGACAAGATGGGACTTGATATGTACGCATATGTTGGACGTCCAGGTCAACGTGCTGAGTTTTATGAGCAAGATGGTCTTGAATATAATTCAAAGACAGGTGATTGGGATGTGCCGGTTGGTGGCGTCACACAACCACAAGAAATTGCGTATTGGCGCAAGCACCCTAATCTACATGGTTGGATGCGTGAGCTATGGGAAGCAAAGGGTAACTCTGGTGAATTCAACGGTGATGAACTTGAATTGACCTGGGATGATATTGATATGCTTGAACAAGATATCAAGAATGGTACTTTGTCAAAACTGAACGTCAGAGGTTTCTTCTTCGGAGATCCTAGTGATGAATACTACAAAGAACATGACCTCAAGTTTTGTATCGATGCTAAGGCAGAATGCTTTCTTGGTCGTCAAGTTTTCTACAACTCTAGTTGGTGACGTATGAGATTGATGTTAGGTACACCCGACAAGCCCAGCCTTCTTGTTGATATTGAGCAGGAATACTCACCTGCTCATTTTGAATTCTGGGTAGTCAACGGCGCATGGAAAGGTACATACAACAACGGGCACGTCACAGTGTGGCATCCCTACGAGCCATGGTCTGATCTAACTAAAACGGAGATCCTATCAGACAATCCAGACAGGTTACGTGGTGATTATCAGGAAGTGTTCAACAACTTCCACGATGAAAACTATGTTGCGCCTAAGCCAAAGCCAGTTGAGTATCCAGCTAGCTGGGACGATGATATCCCTTTTTAAAATGTACATTACAAACAAATACGATTCAATCAGACTTCCCTATAGTGAAGAACTATTAGAGTGGTTGGTTGAAACTTATCCTCTTTCAAAATATAGGGTGGTACAAAAACTACCTGAGCTAAACCCGTGAGTAAATAGCGCATGTTTAAAAATATAATTATTATTGTGCTAGGAACTCTCGTGGTGTTGTTTTGGTTAAGTGAGGAAGAAGACGACACCACAAATGATTTAGATAACGTCATTATCGAATACCAATGTAGTGACTTACCTGAATACGAAAGTGTACCCGAAGAAGTTTTACAAGAATGTAAGGCGCGCGGGTTGGTTGGAAAAACAATTTGACAATTAATAAAATCGGTGTTATAATACTAGCATTGATTAGGAGAACTCATGTCCGCAAGTTGGATTAAAAAGCTGAATGAATCTGACAGTCGCCTTCACAAAGAGGACGTACTGAAACAAGCGTTGGCGGCCGCAACCCTCGGCTCTATTAACTCACAAATTTTTCTGGGCTTGACTAAAGCCTGTTATAATCCATTCGTCACGTTTGGTGTACGCAAGGTACCTGATACTGTTGGTATCGTTGACTCGGAAAATCCCTGGGGTGAATTCAATGAATTGCTTACTAAACTCAGTAAGCGTGAACTCACCGGTAACGCCGCACTAACTGCTATTGATAACATGTCTGAGCGTTTTGACAGTATTGAGTGGAATACATTCTGTGCTCCAGTCATTCGCCGAGACCTTCGTGCGGGTATCAGTGACAAGACTATCAACAAAATCTGTAAAAAGACTGACTACGAAATTCCAATCTTTGGTTGTCAACTTGCTACAAGTTCAGAAGGGCGCCCTGAAATGAAGGGTATCAAGCGACTTGAGCCTAAGTTGGACGGTGTGCGTGTGATTTTGATGGTCATCCCCAATGACATGGGTGAAGTTGTTACTGCTTGCTATAGCCGCAACGGCAAAATCTTTGAGAACTTTACTCACATCGAGGAACAGGTTCAGTCTAACTTTACAAAACTTGTTCGCACTATCAAAAACAAATACGGTGGCGCATTTGTTGACGGCTTTGTGCTTGACGGTGAAGTAATCGGCAATACATTCCAAGAACTTATGCGACAAGCGCGCCGCAAAACCGACGCACAAGCTGATGACAGTGTGTTTAACATCTTTGACATTCTGCCGCTAGCTGATTTCCGTCGTGGTCACTGGAATGCTCAACTTGAAAAGCGTGTAGAAATTCTCAATGGCATGCGAAGTGTCGTTGACGAAATGCCCAACGTTGAACTGCTCCCGCACATTATGGTTGATCTTGACACTGCCGCAGGCAAGGATCAACTTGAGCGTTACGCTAAGGATCAAGTGAACGCGGGATTTGAAGGTATCATGATTAAGGATATGAATAGTCCTTATGAATGTAAGCGCAATACTTCTTGGATGAAGTGGAAGCATGTTATCACTGTTGAC